GATCGGGCTTCATGAGCGCCGACACAAGAGAGCCCTTCATCTTCTCGTAGTCATTGCCCGTGATCAGGTCAATGTACCCCAGGACTGCCTTGGTCTCAGGAGCCTCCAAGAAGCCTTTGCCACCACGCCGCACGTAAGGGATCTCGTTGATGATGCAAGCCGTCTCGAAATCGTTCAGCTCTGCATTGGTACGTGCCAGGACCGCGTAATCCTCGGCCTTCGCATCTTCGGTCGCGATATCCTTGACCACACGACCGATAGTCTGAATCGCCGCACTCGTATTGTCGTCCGGCGTGTCTACGATGATCGAAGCCTTGCCCCTAGCCTTCTTAGGGTTAGCGCGGGCTTCCATCGGGATGTTGCCGTCATTGTGAGCGACCAACCGATTGGCAGCATCGACGATCTCCGCTTCACAGCGGTAGTTCGTCTTGATCATACGAGTCTTCCAACCCTCTTTACCATCGAGACTCGTGAACAGCTCAGGACGAGCGCCACGGAACTGGTAGATGGCTTGCTTGTCATCCCCGATCATCCAGAGTGACTTGCCGTCAGAGCCATCACCGATGTGCTCAGTCATCAACTCGAAGATCTGGTGCTGCACAAGGTTCAGGTCCTGGCACTCATCGACCAAGAAGTGGTCGAACATGCCTTGAACCATTGCCTTGGCCTTGGGGTCCCGCTTCAAGATCTGCTGGAACACCTTGAGCATGTCGTCAAGGTCACCCAGGCGTTCACCACCCGGGCGGTTCTTCTTCATGAAGTTATCGTAAGCCGACGATACGCACGGCGGACGCCAACCCGGGATGTCCCCTTTGACACCCATGTACATCTCATACCAAACGACCGCTTGAGCTTCCGCCTTCGAGGTGGCCTTCTTCTTGGCCTCTTCGAGGCTCACGTCGTTACCACGCCACTTGTTCAAGAGCAGGTTGGCCTTCTTGGCCTTCGGGGGCTCCGCCAGCCACTCGACCGGAAAACCGAACCGGCTGGCCAACGCCTCCACGTCGCAGTTAGTCCAGATGTTGCGGATCGCAATCGCTAACGTGGTCGGACTCACGGACCGCACACCCTTCTTGGGCGGAGCGATCAAACGAGGCGGCTTAAGCATCGCCTGTTCCTCAGGCGTACCAAAGCCTGGGACCTGACGGTCCCCCGTGATGAACTTGTAGAACAACGAGTGCATGGTGCCGACCTGAACTCCAACATCGGAGCCCTCGGTACCCAGCTTCTTCGCAATCTTACCCTTGAGTTCGTCAGCCGCTTTACGGTTGAACGAACACGCAAGGATACGGTTGGGGTTCTGCTTGCGCTCTTTCACCAAGTAATCGATACGAGCCACGAGCGTGGTGGATTTACCCGCACCCGCTCCAGCAGCAACCAAGACCTTACCGTCCGTAAGGGCAGCGGCTTGCTGTTCCTCATCCAGACCCCGAAGGGAAGCCGGAACGTTAGTGGACTTGTTGGGGTCCGTCATCGCAGCCGCTATAGCCGCCGTAGCGATGCCTACAACCTCGGACTTATTCGGAGGCACGTCAGGCTCCCCCGAGACTTCCATGGCCCTCTGGGCCGCCCCAGTGGCCCGCATCTGCATGTCCAGAAGGATTTGTGCGTGTTGGTCCGCAGCCTGTTGGCTGTCCTCAGAAGCCGGGGTCGCTGCTTGCTGTTGGGCCTTCGCTGCGTACAGAGAATCAAGGTCTGCCGCCGCCTCATCCCCGCCCACCGACACCGCATTCTGAGTCGTACCCGAACCGGCGGTCTCCGCCGCATCATCGATCCACTTGCGCAGACGCTGGTTGCGCATCGGAATGATTGCAAAGAGATCAAGCGCTTCGTCAGCATCCAATACGGTCGAGGCCGCCATCGCGTCCTTGACCTCTTTCAAGGCCTTGTTGGTCTTGAACACGGCACGCATCGTCGTGGTGCCACCCTTTGAGAGAATCGTACGAATCTGAAGACTGCGACGGCCCAAGCCCACCGAAGACGGCATGAACCTGAAAGCTTTGGCCAACATTGTCTTTTGGTTGGCACTCGAAAGATTCCCGCTCAAAAACTCCTGAATGGTAGCCATGTGCCGCCTGTCAGCCAGGCGAATGAGCGCCACGCCCTTACGAATCAGGTCGTCTTCAACTCCGGACCCTTGTAGTTCCTCGACGTACCGAGTGTACGTGTCGAGAGCGAGCAGGAACACAAGGTACTCGGCGATCTCAAGTTCGCCGATATCATCATCGGGCTCAGGCTCAGCCGCCAATACCCGGTGAACAACGCGCTCTGAAAGACTGGTCATACCTTAGGCTCCAACTTGCGTAACGCAGCGAAAGAATAGCGACTCAGCACAACGGATCCCGAGCTGGCGGGCAGTTCGGGCCCAAGAGCGGGAACTGCGGGGGACACGCCGGTGAGTCAGGCTGAGGTTGAGGCGTCATCGGGATGTTGGGGAACACCCTGATCAGACGAGGACGAAAGTTCATGACCAGGGCGTATTCCGTGAGCGTAGCTCTACCATCTGCCACGCAAACGCGAAAGGCTAGACAGCCCCAGGTGTTCCTCGGGATCTCAATCGTGTTGCTCTCCCACCCCTGAACGGTGAGCAACGGAACCCCGTACATGGCCGCCACATCGGCCTGCGTGAGCTGCAACGCTTCTCGCAGAAAAGCGAAACTTTCCCCACGAATAAGCCCCATTTGAACCAAGGTCGAGGCCGCCCTGAGATTCGCGGCCTTCTGCACAGGAGCCGAGAAGGTCGGGCCCCACTGATACAAGCGCCCCGGCACCGCCGCCACGAAGATCAGTCCCGTCGCCCCCACAGGCATCAACAGGTCAAAGAGCCCGATCTTACCCACTTGCTCGGGGTAGTCGCTCTCAAGGACCACGATTGGGAACTCAGCGAGATCGTCGGCCATAATGGTGTAGCTACCCTTGCCAAAGCAACAGGAAATCACCGTGGAACTCAAGGTACGGATCGAAAAGGGCCTTCCGGCCGTTGTGCCCGATGCAGTGTCATTCGAGACCGGAGCCCCTAGAGCCCAACTCGAAACCGCTTTGGCCTACGAGCACCATGGCTCGCAATTCACACCCTTCGACCGTGGGGCGTTACCCAGCTTCTACGAAGACCTGCTGCTTGGCCGGGCCATGCCCTTGGTCTTCGCCACACCCCGTGTCCAAGACATCGATACCCTCATGGCCATCGCGCTATTTCTACACCGGGATCTCGCGACACACCCCGCCACCGCAAGCTTCGTCTACACGGTGGACTTCGTGCATCGCCTAGGCCTGCCCGCTTTAGCCCACATCGAGGAAGACCTGGCCCACTTCTTGGCCGCCCTCAGAACCTACTTCCCCGATACCGGAATCTCGCAACGTGAGCTGAGCACCCGAGTCACCACTGCGGTGGGGTGGATCCGAGACTACATCCATGAAGGCAAGCTGCCTCTGCTGGGGTCCGCGCCCCGCACCGAGGTTCGGATCCTAGACCGGGGGACCCAAGGGTTCGTGTCGGCTGAAACCCAAGGGCCGCTATGGGACGGCTGGGTCGAGCTGTTTCGAGCCGGGTTCTTGAGGGGGATCCTGGTAGATCACAGCCAGGGTGACCGAAAAGACTGCCTGATTGCCCGCAAGAGCCCCTTCCTGGGGTTCGATCTACCGTTGGCCTGTCGGCTACTCAACCAGATGGAGCTGGCCATGGGGGAGCTTGCAGAGTGGACCACAACCCCGGACGGCCTCTGGCTCAAAAGCCCGCCCGAAGGGACCCTACTCCTGCTCCGAGACATCCTGGAGGTTCTGATCCGCGTCTAGCTCGATGCGACGCAGCAACGCGATGTGATCTTGGTGGATCTCAATACGAGCCAGATCAGAGGCTTCAATTGCCGCCCTAACCTCCCGGGCCGCCTTGGCTGCCCCCTCCCGAGTGGGGTTTGTGTAGTACGAATGGGCCATAGGTCCCTGTGGCCACACGGTACATAACGTGTGCAAGAGTTCGTAGTCCTCGGTGCTAGCGCGCTCGATAGGATCGGGCGTCGGTAACTTCCGAGACTTACGGAACACCCACATCACCTAAGAGTAAGTTCAAAGAGATCCGTTAAAAGCAGAAGGGCCCCGGTTTGCACCAGAGCCCTTCCAAGTCCATCACCGCCGCTCAGCGTTAGACGCGAGCACGCAGGTTGAAGGTCATCATGATGTAGAGCAGCGGGAAGATCGGGCTGTAGTACATCTCGAAGCGCAGCACCGTGGGATCTTCCTCATCGATGGTTGCAGTCATGCCGGTGAAGGCACCCACGATCTCAGCCTGGACCAAGCTCTTGAACAGGCTGGTCATGGAAACTACGACCTCGTTGGTGCGGCTCGCAAGGAACTTGGTTCCAATGAAGGAGTCAAGAATCGCGCGAGACTGCTGCTGTACGAAGTCCGCGATCTGAACCACGGTGGGCAACCGGGTCAACACCGAGGCCATGTTCGTGGTCAGACCCTGACGGATCCGAATGATCGGGTCGAGGTCTTCAAGGATCGTGATACCCGCGACCGCCGTCTGGTTGGCCTCAACCGGATCCATGATTCTGGGGATACGGGTAAAGCCCTGGATGCGACGACGGGTGTAGGGGGTCGCCACGTCCACCGCAGGGGACACAGCAGAACCCGCCACGGCAGCTCCGAAGAAGCTACCGTCCACCAGACTCTCGAACGACTGCCCAAGCGCATCGGTCAAGGTAATGACCGACGAATCCGGATACAGCGCCAAGATACGGCTGGAGTTCAAGCCCTTGGCCACCGTTTGAGCGGAAGTCGGCGACGTACCGGACGCAAACCCGATGAACCCAATGCGCTCCGACTGATTACGGATGTTCGATTGGACTTCGCAGTGTGCCGTCAAGTGCGTGAAGACTGCCGTGCTGGTGGAGAGCGGGATGATGATGTCCGGCTTAACGTTACCCGGAAGCGGGGTCGCCAACTCATCGATAGCCGAGTTGAACGCCTGGTCCGACGCCTGGTTCGTGTTGGGGACCTTCAAGACCTGCTTGATGATCACCAACACAGCACCGTTCAAGATGGCCAAGTAGGCAGCCAACGTGACGCGGTTCTCAGCCGAGGTCTTACCGAAGTTCGCTTCGATCGTCTTGAGCTGCTGGTAGATCTTCGGCGAGTAGTCCTGCTTCAAGTAGCGGTAGCTGATGAAGTAGAAGTCCCCAACCGTCGGCTCCACACCGCTCGGGTTGTACGTCGTAAGCGTAGCGGTGTCGTTGACACCCACGCCCACCGTGTTGGACACGAGAAGCTCCAGACCGCCAATCGAGTAGCGAGGCACCGAGGGCGACACATGGAAGGTCGGACCGACCTCCAACGTGAAGAAGCCGCCCGGTGTGTAGCTGCCCGTCGAGGCCGGGAGAACCGTGAAGCGGAGGCCCGTGCGAGCATCCGTGTACGTCTGACCCGGGGTACCCGTACCGGAAGACCCGACCGGAGAAGTCGAGGTCACCGTGTAGTTGTTCTGAGCGTCCTCACCAACGTCGCCGTCAGTGCCAGGCGTGATGTTCGTGCCCGTGGTCGGGTTGAACGCCGAGTTTGCCGAGTTCGCAAACCCAATCGAAGAAGTGGCGGCACCCACGGTCAGAGACTCGAACGTGATGTAGTTCTTGCCGCTGATGGGGGCCACGTAGGCCACGGCACCCGTCGCATAGCCAGCCGTATCCATGAGGATATCGACCACTTCCTGCGCCTCAACCAACGTCTGGCTGGCGAACTGGTTCTGGGTAAACCCAAGAACCGAGTTGGCAGACCCGATGTTGATCAGGATGGCCGAGCTAGTGTCGTTCGTGGTCGAGGTCAAACGAACCTTGTTCAGGTTCGCTCCCGTGCCCACGCTAGCCACAGAGGCAACCACCGCGTTGATGTCCGCCACCACCGTCGCAGCGGTAACCGCTGGACCCGAGGTGAGCGTAATCGAGTAGTCCACGCCGTTGACGCGGACACTGAAAGCGTCGTTCAAACCAGCCGTGATGTTGAACGGACCCGCGAGGGAACCGAGCATCGTGGCAGGCTTGTTGATGGCGCTCGTGGTGCCGTTAACACTCGCGAAGGTCGAGAACCCCAGCGTAGTTTCAACAGTACCCTGGTTGATCGTGACGTTCGCCACATCATCGAACCCACCAGGAAGAGCACCCGGAACTGCAAGGCCCTTGATGATGAAGATGATGTCGCCCGTGGCCGGACCAATCTGCTTGAAGCTCGCCAGATTGTTCGGTGCGGTACCGCTGAAGTTGATGTTCGCGTCGATACCAGCGTTGATATCCGCCACGATCTGAGTCGGCGTACGAAGACCCGAAGTGATGCTGATCGGGGCGATCGTGAAACCATCGATCGTCAGGTTCAACACGTTGTTCGGAGAAGCCGGGATCGTGATTTGAGGCACGCCGGTTGCAGGAGTCACGTGACTCCCGACCATGCAAGCCCTCGCAGCCGCCGCCAAGTTCGAGACTTGGTTGACGCCGTTGACCTGTGTGGTCCACGTCGCCGAGAACGGGCTGTAGAACGAGTACGGAGAACCGCCCTTGTTCGTGAAAACCGCGTTACGAGCTGCCGCCGTACCGAACGTGACGGTCACCACCTCAGCGGCGGGGGTACCGTCGCCAGTGTGGAACGCATCCGGGATCTGCTCTACGCCGCGAGGCCACTGGATGATTTGGCTCAGACCCGTCTTGGACCCGAACTTCGTCTCATACAGATTGGCGTCACGGGTGGTCGAGAAGACCGTGTACTGGCCCGTACCGACCGGGCCCGCCACCGTGTTGGTGAGGATGAACGTGTCATCCGACAGACGCGAGTAGTAGAACGTCGCGTAGGCGTTGTAGTCCGGCGGCTGCGGAGTCTTGAGCACGATCCGACGGTTCACGCCGTCCACAATCGTAACCGGAACAGCCGGACGATTGAGGGCGTCGCGCAACGTACGACCCGTGTAGACCTGCACCAGGTCCGGACGATTCGTCACCAAGTCCTGCCGCGAGTTGGCCACCGAGTTGAACGTCGGCAAGCCCAGCGGCGTGCTACGGCCGTTACCCGTGGTCGGGACCTCAGGCAGCAAGAAGTCCGTGCTCGACACCGTAGCCGGGATCGTGCTCGTGTCAGTCACCCGGGTGCAGGCACCCAGGAACATCTGGTCATCAACCAGCGTGCCGACGATCTGACCACCAGAACCTGTCGAGCCATCGAACGGAACAGCACCCGGGGTTGTCGTAGCTGCCGCCACCTGGAAGCTAGAGCCCCAGTTGATGACAGAGACATCCGTGGTCGGATTCGCAACCACGAAGTCCGTGCCCTGGATGTAGTCATTACGACCCGGCGAGATGCCGCAACGCAGCACCGTCGTCACCAGGCTGTTCGGCAAGTAGTCGAACGTGTCCTGCCAGGTGTTCGCCCAGTAGTTAATGGTAACCGTCGAACCGGGAGCCGGAGCGAAGGGCAAGGTCACGATACCCAAGCTACCGTTGACCGCCGAAGCCAGCACCTGAGTGCCGTTGACCTTGACCACGACCTTCGAGGTGTCGGTGGTCGTGGTGCCGCCGCCCGTACCGTCCACGATAGGACGCTGGAACACACGGAACGCACGGGTACGGTTGGTCGTCGTCCCCGACGTGAAGCCGAGCGGACCGTTGGCCGTACCATCCCCAATCGTGATACCGACGGGGGTCGTGAACTGCACGTGATCCAGACCCTGATTGTCCGTGAAGACCGAAGTCGAGAGATTCGGGACCAACGCTGCGTTGATGACCGAAACCAGTGTCGCCGCGTTCAGGCTGCCCTGAGGCAACGTGATGGTCGCCACGGTACCGTTCACGTTGATGATGAACTGGTCGTTTGTGCCGGTCGTGATATCGAAGGGAGCGTAACCGGGCGTGATCAACGAGGCGTTCGTAACCGTGACCTGCTCGGACACGTCATCCGTGAACGCCGTGTCACCACGGTGGAAGAAGTAGGTGACCCGCACGCGGTCATTCGGCTGCGTCGGAACCTGAAGGGTTACAAGACCCTTCTGCCCCTGGACGGAACCCAACGAAACCGGCAGGTCATTCACAGTCACCGTGACCGACCGTACGTCGTTGGTAACTCGACCGAAGCCTTGACCATCCACGATCGGGTAGTTGCGAACCCGGAGCGTCGTCAGGGTGCCGTCTTGCGCCCCAAGGATCAGGTTGTTGGGGTTCGTGTCATCGACCACCCAACTCTCCGACTCATCCTCATTGACGATCTGCTGGTCAACCGTAGAGCTGGAACCACGGACGATCTCAAAGTCGTCCTGCTCCAGCTCTTCCTGGCCAACGCCGATCAGTGCAGGGATCCTAAGACCAGCGACCAAGTTCGAGGCGTTGGTGTCAGTCAGGGTACGGGTGTAAACACCGGGAGGTGCGTATGAAATGAATGGACCCAATGCCATCAGAATCTCCTTGAGGCTGTCTCGACGTATCGAGCTATCGTTTGATCTGGGTGCCTATCTTGGCGGGCAAAGAGCTGCTCGCCCTTCACTTCGGAGTTCGGATTCGATCTGGATCCTCATCTTGACTTTGGCCGCCTGAGCCGCACCGCCGCCGCGTAGCCTCTCGTACAGGCAAGGGGAACAAAACATTATCGCTTCGGAGGATTTTCTTCCTTGCGCATAAGAGTCAGCGCATCCTTGGCCAGTTTGCGGCGCTGCACTCTCCCTTGGTCACTCATAGGTTCGTAATCGATGAAGTCCTTACCCGTGTGCCGGATAAGTGCCGGGGTCTGCCCCTGCTCCCGAGCGGCTTTTTTGACCTTTTCCCGAGCATTGATGTGCTCCCACCGCTTGGAAGCGCTGCGTCCGACCGCCTGATCCGCTGTCGGGTAGTCCTGCCCATGGACCCCAGAGTTGGCCGTTGCCCCCGTGCCCTCCGCAAAAGCGAACCCGAACCCCGAAACCACCAAGGGCGCAGGGTCGTGGCACGAGGGGCACTCATGCTGAGTGTGCTCCCCGACCTTGAGGTTACGCTCGAACTTGACAGCACACCCCGGACACTCGAATTCGTACTTCGGCATGATTCATACCTTTCACATTTGGTTTTGATCTAGGTGGGCAAACAACCCAAGAGTCCCCACGAAACAGGCTAAGAAGAACCACACTTGCCACGGGACAACGATCAGAAGCGTAAGAACGATGGCCTTGTCGAGAAGCCACCACCCCGCTACCCAACCGACCCGCCACCAAGGACTCTCCCTCACAAGATCCTCTCGAAGTTGTTGTTGCGACCCGCAAGGACCGGCATCGTCGCAAAAAACAGCTTGTTCTGGACATCAAGGGTGATCGTCGTGGCCTGCTTGATATCTAGCGGGCTGGCTGTCTTGTCCGTTAGCGCTGTCGTCGGGGTCACTCGACTAATGGTCAAAGGCAGCGGGATGTGGATCTCCCAGTCGGCCTGCATCTGAATCGAGAGCGACGCATTGTAGAAAGAGTCGTCACTCGTTTCGTCGTAAATTTCCTCAGCCTCCCCGCCCATCGAGATGTCCGTGATCTCAATACCCTCAGAAGACAAGACAGAACGCTTCTGAGCCCACAGGTACATGATGATCAGGTCCGCTAATTCCTCCATCTGCGTGGGGTCGCGGGCCAAGGCATCTAACTCGAACGTCGCATCGAAGCGGCCACCATAGGCGTTGGCGGTCTGAACCCGGTCTTCATAGACCACGATCGCAACCTTGTCCCCCACCTTGCCCCGCTTGCCGAAAGCCAGCACGACGCCGGGAAGCGTGAAGAAGTTCGAGTGGTTCCACTGGTAGGGGATAGGGCCCACAGAGGGTACCGAATAACGGTAGTCAGCGGTCAACACTGCCCCGGCTGCGGACCGAATCAACAACTCGATCGCCCCCGTCTCGTAGTCCACACGGTAGTGGGTGCCCTCGGACAGCAAGAATTTGCGGTTCTCCCACAGACGCAACGTCCCCCTCACCGGCAAATGCTGGAGCTGAGCTTCGTTCTCAATCCCCGAGATGAAGCGCAACACAGGCTCATCGTTGACCGTCAGGAGCGGGTCCAGAATGAAGCTGCCCTCGGATTGAGCGTTCTCCGGGGCCGACAAGATCTCCAGGTAGTAGATGCCAGGAGGCGTAGGCATCACCCCCTGGTTGGCATTCAGACACGCCAGGTCCTCGCGCACCCACTCAATCGGGTACACGGGGGCCCCCACGTACGCCAACATCACATGACTCTCCACCGCCCCTAAGAAGTTGTCGGCAGAGAGCTGGACCTTGTTAGCGCTCGAACCCTTGACAACGATCCCCATCTGGGGTCGCTCATCGAAGGCGTACTTATTCTGAATGAACGGAACTATTTTCTCGTACACAGGGTGCTGCGAGAAGCTGTCCTTTAGCTCCAGAACAAGTCGGCGCTTGAGTGCCTGAACGAGGTAGAAGTACACATCACCCCGCGTGCTCTTCCATCGCCAGAACCAGAAGGCCCTCTGCGACGGCAGTCATGGGATCTTTGGCGGACCTGATCTCACTGATCCGGATCGGGAAGCCGCGCTTCTTCACGGCCTCGAATTCCTCGGTAAAGACTTCCATGAAGCCGCCTGCCCGACTGGTCCCACCGGACACGATGAACGGGATGGGCTCCGGCAAGTCCAACGAGGACTGAACCTTCTTGAACTGGATCGCGATGTTCTCCAACACGTACTTGATCAAAGACCGGATGTAGAGCGCCAACGCTTCCTCATCCCGGTTCTTCGGTTTCGCGAGATCCACGCCCTTCTCTTTGATCGTACACATGCGGGCAGAGGTCGAGCCCGTCGCCTTGGCGGCATGGGTATCGATCCAGTCCCCACCCCTCGCTACCGAGAAGTCCATGCCCTTGACGGTCTGGTACGCGAGGGCAATGTTACCCATGCCCGAACCGAAACTCACGGCGAGTCCCGAGAAGTTCTCTTCGGCGCACTGGCTGTAGATGATCGCCATCGCCTCATTCATCGGATGAGGGGTGTACCCCAGCTCCGCGAGGATCTTACGGAAGACCTCTTGGTGGTAGATGATGTCCTGATTCTCATCGTCCACGGGAGCCGCTGGCACTGAGTAGAAACAGTGCTCCTTGGGCGTCACGGGCTCACCCACGACGTTCGAGATGAGCAGGCTCAGGATTTGCTGAGCATCCAACTCACCAGCCGAGATCACACCACGACTCAAGGGCCGACGGACTTCACGCTTGAACAGGTTCGCCATGTTGAGGGCTGAGTCGCCCAACACGATGAGCTGCCCGTCCTTCTCAACGTAGTCCACCTTGGACAGACGCAGCGTCTTCTTGGCCTCAAGATCGAGATCGATGAAGGCGTCTCGAATTCGCTTAGTCTCAACGCTCTGACCGTCACCCGTTTGCCGAGCGGCAACGAGATTCATAGTCCCTACGTCAAGACCACACCCTGGGTTGTACCCTGCTAGCTTTGCCATCTGATCCTTCTCCAATCTGATTTGCCCCTTGTGCCACGAGGGGGTTTAGGCACTCAACTCACGTACGCCGTGACTTCCCAATTCCCGGACCCTTCCATCTTGTGCCACGACAGGCTCAAGTAAGAATGATCCCCAACCTTGTCGTGGGACTTCCCGTCCCTGCCCGTGTAGATGCCTTCAAGCTCTGAGGTGTCAAAACCGTTGGCCTCAAGAAGGTCGCGGATCTCCTGGATCGGAAGATGCTTGTGATACGTCCGGGACATCTTGGTCAGAGCGTCATTCACCTTGTTACGGCGTGAACGTTCCTCAGAAGTGCTGCCAGCGGTGCGCCGGTACGAGTACGAAGCGGTACGGCCACCCTGGCGCTGTTGCAGCAAGTAGAGGAATTCCTCGTGCTTGTCCGCCACGCCCTGAAGCAGATTGTCGGTGCCGTCCGTAAGCTGCCCTTTAGCCTCAAGACTTGTCCTGGCAGCCTTCAAGCAGTCCACAACGCAGCGCTCCACACCAAGGCTTACGAGCACCATGTCGAATGACGTTGGCTCCGCAGGGGCCTTGCACCAATGGCTGATCAAGGCAGGGAGGATCACGGCTTGAGTCTTCGGGCAAACGAGATCGCGGCTCCCAGACCCCACACCACGTTCCGCCACAGAGTCGAGAAACCCGACCGATTCACTGTATAGGCGCTCGAACAGCAGGTGGTCCCCATAGAAGTTGCCGCCACGAGTCTGCCAGTGGTGACTTTGATGTACGATCGAGGCTGCCCTCAAGATCGCAACCAACGCCCCCAGCTCAGCCATGGGTAGCCCTTCAAACCGGGAACAGACCTGGACGAAAACCTGATCACTGCTGGCCATACGGATCCCTGACCTCTCGGGCAAGTACGGAGGCCCATTCTCAAGAGAATCAAACGCGAGAGGGTCCACCCAAATCGCGTGCGTCGAACTCTCGGCCATCAGGCCTTCCAGAAGTCCGAAGCCGTCTTGGGTGCAGCCTTCTCCGCCTTGGCCTCATCCTTCATCTCTTTGCCGACCTGAGCCGGGGTGTGACGCTCCGGACGGGCCGAGAAGGACTTGCCCGAGTAGGGCGACTTGATCGTCATCTTCTTCTCTTCCAGGTAGAAGGTGTTGCCTTCCGGATCCGTGTACTTCCACAGCAAGGCAAGCCCACCGCCGCCGCTGCTAAGGCCTTGCTTCTTCTCGGATTGCTTCTTAGCCGCAATGCGATCGGCAACTTCAGTGGCCTGGACGAGTACGCTGGCTTGACGGGGGTGCATGGGTGGCTCCTTCGATAGACGGTGACAACAGCGGTCGTAGGAGCGGGCATAAGAAAGCATTATCAAAGAGCCTGCATCTGGCACTCGGACACATGGTAGAGAGCCCCGTAAGCGTTGCCCTCCGCATCGAGGATGTAGCAAGTGGGGTACTCCCGACACGACACGTCATCGCAGACCAGGCAGGGCTCAGGCTCCCGGTTCTCCGCGAGGTCTGGGATCGAGCACAAGGGCAACGCCTCCCCAATGAACCCGGCCCCCGCTTTCTTGGCAAAACGATCCCCAATCTTGAATTTCACGCCCCGCCCTCCTTGTTGCGCAACTTACGCAACCGATCCCCGATCCCCGAAACATCCGACAAGGATTCCTCCCCTTGGATGTCAATGCGGACCGTCACATCCCGAGGCTTGATCTCCGACGGCAAGAACGTCGGGACAGCCCCGTCGGCCACCTCTTGCCGGGGAGCCGCCGCCACCTGACGACCCCGCACAGAATCCACAGCAAGAGGCACCCCGCTCTGTAGCGCCGCCAAAATAGAATCCAGCTTCACCGAGTGGTCTTGAGCTTGATTTACACGCTCCAACTCGGACCTGAGCGACAAGCACTCAGCCTGGGAAGCCCGCAGTTGAGCTTCCAGCTCTCGAACCGACGCCTCCAACTCCCGGACCCGAGCCTCAAGACGCGGACGTTCCGGGTCTGGGATCGAGGGTTGCTTCGGGACCGTAGTGGCGATCGTGGGCAACTGCGCCAAGAAGTGCTGGTTGATGCCCCGCCACAAGTCCTTGGACCGCAACGCCAGCTCTACAGGGATCACCACCTCCACCCCATGAGGAACGTCCCGCCCAATGTCTTCAATCAAGTGTGCCGGAGAAACGAGTCCGATTACCCGGATGTCACCCCCTGCTCTGGGAATTTGCATGAGTCCAACCCTTCGTAGAAATCTGTCCCACCAGGTCATGGGTCACCTGGTTAGAGTTGCACGCACCTGCCTACGTAGATCTTTCTCAAACTTGGCTTTGAGAGTCTCGCGTGCATCCTTCTTAGCCCTCTCCACAAAATCGGAGGGAGGTCTTCCAGGGTGAACCCAACGCTTCTTCTGCCCCATGGACTTCGCAGAAGCAGTCCGGAAGATCAGTTTACCGTCGTCCGTGATGATAGGGATCGGTCGTCTCGCCTTGAGTAACCACCGCATCTTGCCCTTACGTTGCCCCAGGACCAGGGGCGCAAACGCGGGGTGATTCACGGTCACCACAAGACTCGATGGCTTAATCTCAACCTTGATCGCTTTCGAGAGTGACCGCTTGGCCCGCCTAGAGAATGCGGAGTCCATGAGCTTCGCTCGAATGCGTTTAAGTACCTCGTTCTTAGCCTGCCTAAGGGTCAGATCAATGTCGCCATTGAACGCATCCGGAAGCAGAGGCTTCAGGTACACCCGAGAGGCTATGAACTTGTCAGTCATCAGTACGTCGTGTTCTCCCAAGCCTTAGAGCGGCCCCTAAGCTCACGCTCATCCGGAATACCCGGCTTGCTAGTGATGCTCGGATCCGCTTCACGCTCAGGACCATTTGGAGCAAACTGAATGGCTGCGAACCGAGCCGGATTACCCACCGGGACGCGGTACCGGATGTCCTTCTCGTCAAGATGCCCAATGTTGAAGTGCTGCTGGAGCACCATCCCGCGATTGGTCGGGAACCGAACAGCACCTATCGAGTAACGCTCCCCGTTGATCTTCACCAAGAAGTCCCGCTGGGACAGAATCGGCATGGGCCCTGTCCAGACCTCGTACTGGTGCTCTAGAGTCCGCCCGATGTCCTTCTGAGCAATACGGCGCTCCGCATCGTCCGGGGCTATCAAAGCGTCGTAGGGGCCTTCGTAGCCGCCCACAATCCCCGTGCCGTAGCAGATCCCGCAATCGTTGATCGGCTGCTTGTGGTAGTCGTCCGGGGTACAGGGGCACGGAACCCCAATGTTCTTCCGTAGGAAGATCTTCACCCGCTCCCCGCCCTGCTCCAGGATGAAGCGGTTGCGCCGAACCCCCTCACGCCAAATGTAGTCGATCTTCTCGATCTCCATGGAACTCGTAGCGGTGGCGTTCTCCAAAGGAGTCTCGATCAGGTTTTGACACTGCACCTGACTGAGGTCGCAGTTGTTACGAACCCCGACGGTCGTGATCCGATAGAACACCCGCTGCCCAAGGTCAGTCTTGAGTAGCGTCCGGTTCCGACGGTACGTGCAAGTTACCCGGCTGTTGGGACCCGGAACCAACGAAGGGTCTAGCTTCTGTCTCGCCACGTCCGCGTAAAGAAACGGGTCCAGCTCAATCTCCCCCGAGAAGCCATTGACCCGCATCGGGCGCACCGGAACACCGTCGATGTGAACCAATACATCATCGGGCAAGTCAGCGGTCACCGCCTGCGACCCCTCTTTGACGATAGGGCTGTGTAGAGTCTTGAAGACCCAGCGGGGCGATTGCGCACCTGATCCCGAGCACTCCCCGTTCAGAATGAACTGCCCCGACACGTCCTCTTCGATCACCACCTCGTTGTCGGTCTGATCTCGCCAGAACGTCGAGCACACGAGAAGCTCGGAGATCCGGTTGAACGGACCGTACTCGGAATCGAACGAGCGGTAGATGTTGACGCCCAGCAACTTGTACTTGCTGTTGAGGGCAAGCGTAGCCGGGTCGTCCCAACGCAGGTCAAAAACCCCAGGCCGGTACCCGCTCGTCAGGAACAGATTGAGCGGAGGCAACGGCCACGGAGTTTTTGTGTACTCCAGCTCCGTCGTGTTCCAGTCTCGATTTGATGCGTAGGGCACGTGGCAGATCCCTCCACCAAGAGCCTAGACACAAACGGAAAGAGCAACCGTCAACTTGCCGGGGCAGTTTCCGCCGGTTTCACGGGCTCCCGGACCTTGATGATGCCGGTGGTCGAGTCAATGTCCACGGGTGTCGTAGGCGTAAGGCCCCGGTCCACCAACACCTTCTCGAACAGCCGCTCGTGCTGCTGGCCCACTTTATGGGCTGCCGCCAACAGCCTGACGCGCTCTTGCTCTAGCTCCAGAAGCCGCAAAGCAATTTCGTGCCGGGCCGCCTCAAGCTGGTTGAACTCTTTCAAGGACTCCTGGGAAACCGGGTCCTGAACCGTGAGCTTCACTGCTTTGGGGGTAGTCTCGTCTGCCATGAACCCGCTCTACACCACTTCGATGTGCTTCACCCGAACAGCCCGGGGATTGAATACCGCGACCTCTGGGACACCACCCACGAGGTCGGTGCCGTAGTACACAACCGAATCGTACCCCTGCTGACGAGCCTTCCGAGCCTGAGACTTACTCGCCGTGACCAGCGGGTTACTCACCTGCACCGAGACTGTGTAGACCTTGGGCCGGTACGCACTGGAGTCCAACCCAACCTCATCCAACTTGTCGTACAGCCAGCCAGGGGCTCCTGTGCTCATGTTGAAGATGTTGATGGTCCCCTCGTCATCCGCGCCCAACGGCTTGGTCTTGCTGCCGAGGATGTACCCCGCGATGTCCCCCAAGTCGTTGGCGTCCACCCCGCCCAGATGCTTCTCAAAGCCCGCCATATCGAGCTGACCCTCACCCGGGGGCGGGTTCTCTCGCAAGAACCCGTGCTCCTGCCAGTACGTTTCCCAACCATCCCGTCCGTGCTCGTAGATAGCCTGTAGGAAGTTGCCCGCGTTCGGGTTCTTACGCCTCAAAGCCGCGATGATCGAAGGGTCAAACCCCACGTTACGATTGGCATCAGCGTACTGCGCTGCCACCCGCTTCGAGGGGGTCAGGAAGATGCCCTTACCGTAGTAGTTGTTCACCAGTTCCTCACGGCTTTGAGCCATGTCGAAACTGCGGAACAACCGAGTGGTCCCGTGGTACAACGTCACAGGACGGCCTTCCTTGAGACCTTCAAGGCCGTAATCTTGAAGGTTGAGGACCTTGGCCACAAACCTACGATCGTAGGTGTAGGGCATCAGAAGCCTACGAATTTTCTCGGGCTCAAGACGCCCGCGCCCACGTAGGGACCGAAGGCACTACGGATGCCCATCCCGAACCTGGGTTGCTGCAAGCCCTTCACCACATTGATGGTGGCCTTGCCCTTTTCAAGCTGCTTGTCGAACTGGTCCGAGGCAGCCTGGTAAGCGCCCTCATACTTGCTGGACTTCTCCAGGTTGAGCGACACGCCCCCGATCGAGTAATCGAACTCGTCCGCCACCCAGTTGATCCGCAACGCTTGAAGCGCGTGAACCATCGCCCCAGTCAAGAGCAAGGTCCGCCACTCAGGCCGGAACTGCACCATCTGGTCCACACTGTTAAAAGGCGTCCTCGGGGGTGCCGCCGAGATCATGTCCAGCGACCGCAGGATGTACTCTTGCAGCTCCACGTCTTCCCAGATGTAACCAAACACCCTGGAGAACTGCTGGACCGTTTCCTCGTGCGCAGGCGGCCTGAAATGGTAGTTACGGTCCGGGTTGTTGTCCCTGAGCAAGATGCGGAGACGACCCATCAAGTCGTACTCCGTAGTGGTTGCGTTCAAAGCACTGCCCGTGATCATCGAGGCACTGGCGGTTGAGAGCCCCGCCTTGTCGATGACATCGAATTCCTGCACCACCTGCTGGACCGAACCGCCCACCACCTCACGGAAGGTCCACCTGATCCGGTAGCTCCCCATGTTGGCATCCAGGGGGATGATGACC